ACTAGCCGCCACAGGAACATTCTTCCTCCGAGAACCACGCCCCGAATCCGACCAGATTCTTTCCATGTTGCCCACCTTCGAAACACCCGAAGAGTTCGGAGAGAAACTACGATGGTGGCTGAACCATCCGGCAGAACGGCAAACAGTCGCACTCGAGGCACGAAACGCAATCGCCACCCGAACTTTCGACAATAATGTCCGGCATCTGCTGGAATGTGTAGCAGCTCTCCCGAGCATCCCGACGTGACCGGAGAACCCCAGACCCCACCAACTCCCCAAGGAGAAACCAATGGCACGTCGCCACGGCCGTAACGGTCGCCTCTACCTCGGAATCGCTACCTCGGCAGCGAATCCCTCATCCGTCGCATTCCTCAAGCAGTGGTCAGCAGAGTTCGCTGTCGACACCGCTGAAGTCACCTCATTCGGCGACACAAACAAGGTCTATGTTTCGGGCCTTCCCGACGCTCAAGGCAGCTTCTCCGGCTACTTCGACGACGCCACCGCTCAGTCGTACACCGCCGCTGTCGATGGTGACGCCCGCAAGTTCTACCTGTACCCAGACATCACCAACGCCCCGAACGTCTACTGGTACGGAACCGGCTTCTTCGACTTCTCAGTCGATTCACCCGTCGACGGCCCAATCACCGTTTCGGGCAGCTGGCGCGCAGCTAGCACTATCGCCAAGAACGGCTAGTGGCTGCAGGGGCTGGGGTCTACGTCAGCAACCTCGCCGAGGTCCGGAAGTATCTACGCAAGATACATCCGGACCTCGTCCCGGTCCTACGCGAAGACCTCAAAGCCGCCATCATCATCAACACCCTTCCGGCCATCATGCAAAGAGTCCCCAAGATTTCCGGACGCGCCCAGTTCACTTTGAAAGCAAGGGCAGGCGGGAACACCCTCTTTGTCGTAGCCGGCGGCAAGTCATCCTTCGCTCCATACTTTGGATGGCTGGACTTCGGTGGCACACTTAGAAACCGTGGCCCTGGCAGAAACCAAACAATCGTCCGACCTATCGTGAAATATGGACGCTACGTCTACCCAGGTATCAGACAGACCCAAGACCGACTCGTCGAGGCCGCCGGCCGAGCAGTCGACAAAGCAGTCCAATCCGCCCTCCGATAAAGGAACAGCCCGCCATGTTCGCAAAATACCGAATCACACACCAAGACGGAACCCTCGTCGAAGCACCAGGCCGCAAGGTCGACGCCGTCAAGTTCGAACGACAGTTCAAAATGCCAGTCTCCAGTCTGTTCTCAGATGGCGGCATTTACACCGAACATCTGTGGTTCTTCGGATGGTGTGCAGAAAAACGAATCAGCACAGACATTCCCGACTTCGACGAATGGATGGAAACCGTTGATGGGGTTGACATTCTTTCGGAAGAAGAAGAAGAAACCCCTACGGACCCGAGTTCTTCACCCTCGCTATAGCAGCGCTGGCGATTGACTCGGGTATCTCCATGTCCGTACTTTTAGAGGAACCCGACCACTACCTCGACGCAATGTTCGAAGTTCAAACAAGACGCAGAGAATCCGCCGAATACGGTCCGGACGCTAAGCGTTGGGACGAGTGAGGCCCAGATGGCTGTTGGTGACAAAAGCGGAGTCAGAGTTGCCATTGTCGGCGATTCCTCGCAACTCGCCCGAGAACTTCAAAAAGCGGAAAGTAAAATCGCTGGATTCGGCGACAACGCTAAGAAGTCTGGCGACATCCTCCGAAACGCCCTCTTTGGAGGCGCTGTTCTCTATGGCGCCCAAAAGCTGGTCGACGCCGCCGCCAATCTTGAACAGGCAGTCGGAGGAACAGCTGCTGTCTTCGAAGACGCTGCCGGACCTATCAACAAATTCGCAAAAGAAGCCGCCAACCTAGCCGGCCTTTCCGAAGAAGCCGCCAGAACACTCACCAGCCGGCTCGGAGCATCACTCAAAGGCTTCGGACTATCTTCGAGAGAGGCCGCTCAACAGGCAGTGTTCCTCACTCAAACAGGCGCCGACCTTGCCGCCACACTCGGCGGAACCACCGATGAAGCCGTCACCGCTTTAGGCGCTGCCCTTCGAGGCGAGTTCGACCCCCTGGAGCGTTTCGGCATCGCCCTCAAAGCTTCAGACATCGCAGCAAAAGCCGTCTCCATGGGCTTGGCCGATAACGCTTCCAACGTGTCAACCCTCGCCAAAGGCCAAGCAGCCCTAGCACTCATTACGGAAAAATCAGCGTTCGCCCAAGGACAGTTTGGACGTGAAGCAACTACTGCTTCGGGACAAGCAGCCATCGCTTCAGCGAATACCAAAAACGCCTCCGCCGATCTCGGCAGATCGTTTCTTCCCATCTACACCAAAATCCAAGAAGTCGTCTCAGCTGTCGCCCAAGCCTTCTCGGCTCTACCAGGACCAGTTCAAACCGGAGTCATCGCCCTAACAGGCGTCGCCCTGGTAGGACCACAAATTTATTCCGGCGTCACAGCAGCCGTTACCGCTATTAAATTGTTGCCAGCGACACTAGAAAAAGCAGCGCTGTCCGCAGTAGGCACTCAAGGCGCGATCGCCTCTTTAAATACGACGACAGCAGCCACTTCGACTGCTGCTAGTGCAGCGACCCTTTCAATGGGACCGCTCATTGCTGTGATGATTGCAGGCGCTGCTGTCTACAAAGTTTTTTCTGACAACCAAGCAGCAGCAGCTAAAGAATCTGCCAAGAATGACGCTCGCGTTGAATCATTCACCGAAGCAATTTCAAACAACACGAAAAGCCTCGAAGAAAACATCCGGTCAGTTATCGCCCAAGACTTCGCTACACAACAGTCATTCAAGGATCTTCCGACAGCAAACTTCCAAAAACTTGCTGAAGCCGTCACAGGCTCTTCAGAAGAACTTGACGAGTTGGTAAGAGTCGCAAATGAGTCTAATGATGGCGGCAGGACTCTTCTGACGACTCTTGACGAATTGGCAGAAGGCGGAAACTCTCTAGCAGCTGAACTCGTGAGAGCGAAGTTTGAACTTCTATCGACTGGTCAAGCTGCTGGTTATTCAGGCGACAGTCTTGAAGGGCTTGTCCGTGATCTCGATGGTTTGCGCGTCAGTCTCGGCGAAGCTACTTCTGAGCAACAGTTCGCCAACCAAGTTGTCGACGATCTTGGTGCAGGGTTTGGCGCACAAGCAAGCGAAGCCGACAAAGCAACAAAGGCCCTCGAGGATCTTTATGGCGCGACAAACGATTTGTTCGGCGCCAACATTTCTTTGGAAGAATCCCAGATCAACAGTCGGAAAGCGTTGCAGGAATACAACAAGAGTCTTTCTGACGGTTCTTTGACAGCGGATGAACGCACCCAAGAGGGTCTGGATCTTCTCAAGGCTTACCAAAACGAGGCAGAGGCGGCTGTTGATGCTGCCGCAGCCGCAGCAGTATTGAACGGGAAAACACTTACGACAGCCGAATCGGCAGGCATTACGGCCGGGAAATACTTTGAACTTGCCGAAACACTTGCACCTGATAGTCCGCTCCGGAAGAGACTCACCGATCTTGGTACGCAGTTCTATCTGATGTCACTAGCAAAACCTGTTGTCACTGTTGATGCTGAAACATACGAAGCACAGAAGAAGTTAGACAGCATCAAAAGAACTATCCAAGAAATCCTCGGACTCAACCCCAATGTGGGCATTGGGGTAAGAATCCCAGGAAGAGCCGGTGGTGGTCCTGTTGATGCCGGCACTCCTTACATGGTCGGCGAGCAAGGCCCAGAACTGTTCGTCCCCTCCGGATACGGCCGAATCATTGACGCTTTCTCCACGAACAAGGCCCTTCTCTCTAACGCTGGCGGCAGCATGGGCAGTGGTGGCGGAGGAAATGTGACCATCAACGTCAACGTCTCACCAACTGCCGACAAAGCCGCCATCGGACAAACCATCGTCGAAGCCATCTCAAGCTACGAACGCCGCTCCGGACCAGGCTGGCGTTCATGAGTGAAATCCTTTTTGACGGAATGGCTTTGACAGTCGAGGTTGGTTTCTCCACCACAGCCGGCTCCGGCCGAGTCCCTATCGGCGGCAACCTCACCGACATCACCTGGACCGACATCACCGAACACGTCCGAGAAGTCTCCACCTCGCGTGGCCGCTCCTCCGAACTCGACGCCTACTCGGCCGGTTCCTGCCAGGTACTTCTCGACAACCGAACCCGACTCTTCGACCCAGAAAACAGCGCCGGCACCTACTACGGGAAACTCACACCACTTCGCCCTATTCGAATCCGAGTGACCCCATCCGGTGGCACCATCCGCTCCATCTTCTTCGGATTCATTGAACAGTGGCCCCAGTCTTATTCGTATCCGAACGAGTCGACAGTGGCTGTCACCGCCTCCGACGCCTTTAAAGTCCTCAACGAATTCAAACTCCCCTCCTATTTTCTTTACACCACCACCTTCGACGCCGCCCCCGACGCCTGGTACCCCCTCCGAGACTTCTCCGGAAGTTTCTACGTCTTCGAAGTCGCCGCATGGACAGCAACTTCCGCCCAGTGGATGTCCTCAGCAGGAGGAGGCGCGCCATCTTTCTGTGTCCCAGGGCCGAATTTGATTGTTGACTACCCGGCCACATCATCCTCATTCGATGGGCAACGATTCATCCAAGCCTTCGACCCTCTCGGAAGATTCGATGATTTCCCTTTAAACGTAGCGACTCGTTGGTCTGTCGAAATGTGGATCCAAACCACAGAATCCACCACCGGCAACTACGGCATCTGGAACCACGGAGACATCTTCTGGGGAGGCGGCCTTGGAATGGTCGTGGCCGGAGGAAACGCCACCATTGTCGGCCAATTTGGAAACGAAGGAAGCACAGGAACAGTCGTCACCAAAAATGCCCAAGTAACAGTCAACGACGGCCGACCCCATCACATCATGATGACCTTCGTCGCAGATCCATCCCCAATAAATATCGAACACCACCTCTATGTCGACGGGATCGAAGCGACAGTCTCAAGTTCCTTCTCTGACTCTTTCAGAGCAGGCCAAACATGGATGACCATTGGATTTCCATTTGCGAAAAGTCTGACCGCTACAAACAACTTTCCCAACTATTTCAAAGGTTCCATCCAAGAAGTCAACATCTACAAAAAACAGCTCAGCGAAGCAGAAGCGATCAGTCGCTATCAGGCAGGCTCAGGCAAAGCTCGCACAGGGGAACGAACAGATCAAAGAATCGCCTACCTCGCCGACCTTGCCGACTGGATGACAGACGGCCTCGACCTCAACACCGGAGACACAACAGTCCAAGGAATACAGACCACCGGCAAAGGACTTTTAGACGCCTTGAAGGAAGTGGAAACCGCCGAACAAGGAAGAGTCTTCATGTCAGTTGACGGCAAAATCCGGTTCATCGACCGAAACGCTGAAGCCTTCGGAAACTTCATCACATCTCAAGCCACCTTCTCCGACAACCCTGGCGTCGGAGAGATCAAATACGCCGACATCGTCCTCACCTACGATGACCGTTATATCTTCAACGAAATTACCGTTACCCAACCCAACGGCACCAGTTACACCGAATCCGACAGCACCAGTCAAGGCAAATATTTCAAACGAACCCTCAACATTGACAACTTCATTGCCGACGACGCCTACTACACCGCCAACGCTGCTATCTACAAACTCAACCGGTCCAAAGAGCCGCAAATGCGAATCGACCAGATGTCAGTCAATGTTCGCAGAGATGCCGCCTACCAGTCGCCCTGTGTCACCTTGGACATCGGCGATCGGATCACAGTGGAACGCACGCCACAAGACGTCGGCGCTCAAATCACAAAATCTCTCATCATTGAAGGCATCAAACACTCGATCACACGCGACAGTTGGGTTGTAACCTTCAACACAGATCCGACATTGCAAAACGCGCCATTTGTTTTGGACTCGGCAACACTAGGAGTCCTCGACACCAATATCCTCGGCTATTAGGAGACACCCATGGGGTCCGGTTTCAAAAACTTCACAGCAACAGTTCTCACAGCTTCAGACGTCAATAATTTCCTCATGGAGCAGTCCGTGATGTCGTTTGTTTCTAATGGCGCGCGCGATGTTGCGATCACAGCTCCCGAAGACGGCATGGTTGCCTACATCCGCTCTAACGACAGCAGCGAAGGCCTCTACACCTACAACGGGACTTCCTGGCGTAAAGGTCCAGGCTGGAACGCCCCCTGGGGCGTGCAGTTGTACGCCCAAGACACTGTGAACACTCGCGACTTCACCGGAACTCCGGCAACAATCACAAACATCACCGGCTCTGTCTCTGTAGTCAACAACAGGAGATACCGCTGTACGTTTCAGTGTCGCTACCTCAACACCTCTACAGGTGCCGCCAATACGTTCACGATGAGAGCCGGTGGCACCGGGTTTTGGTCTGGAATCGAAAACAACTACTCAAACATCAACGACCAAATCTACAACGCAGTTTCAATTTATTCAGCAACGTCTAGCTCAACTCTGACCTTTGACGTGCAAGCCTCAGCAGGCACAGGAACGCTGAAAATCTACGGAGCAAACGCCACCACACAATTTACAGTCGAAGACATCGGCCCATACGGCGCACCGGTCTAATGTCTGACACCGAACCGACTATCCCGGATCCTGACGCGCTTGGACTTATTCCTTACTTCGCGCCGCCAGCCGACGAACCAAACCCTGACGATCGGGAAGTCCAGTGACGACTGCTCAGCAGGTTCTCGACTTCGAAGGCGCGCGCCTTGGTGATGGTGGCGACGAAACATGGGCGTGGTATCCGCTAAGCCGAGGAACGGCCTGGTGTATGGCGTTCCAGTCCATGGCTTTGACTGAATGCGGAATCCCGATCCGCTACGCCTGGGTGTCCGCCTGCTTCGACGACTACCGCCGACAGGGCCGCAACTCCACCGACATTCGCACCGCCCAACCAGGCGACCTCGTCGCCTTCGAATGGGGATCCACACCAGGCGGATACGACCACGTCGCCATGATCATCGGCCTTACCGACTCTGGCGCATGGACTCGAAACGGCAATGTCAGCGGCTCCAAAGTCGCTGACCTGTGGTTTCCGTTCGATGGTGGTGGCATGGCCGAGATCGCTAGGCCACCATATGAGACACCGATCCCCCCGACTCCAACCCCTGAGGAAGACGAAATGAAACGTTACCTACTCCGAGGCGACAAGTCCGGCGAAATCTATTTGGCCGACGCCGGCTTGGGCTGGAAATGGCACATCCCAGCAGGGCAGCTCGAAAACGTGGTTTGGGTCATCACCCAATCATCCGGCGGCCAGTTCCTCATCCCAGGTGGAGCCAACACGCTTGTCTTCGAAGGTCAAACCGTTTGGGTAGCCGACCAGGCGTTCGTCGACGCCATCCCCACCATCTAACCGGCAGGGGTGTTCATGTCATGCAGTGGGAACCCATCATTGCCGCGTCCGTCACAGGACTTCTCGCCTTCCTAGGTGTCATTTGGCAGTCACGGAAAACCCGTCGAATCAACACCGACGAACACTCCGAGAACTCGCGCAAACTTGACCGGATTGAGAAGAAGGTTGACGACACCGCCCAGAGAGTCGAAACTGTTTCCGACCGGCTTGACGACCACATCGTCCTGCACCGCATGACAACCCGAAAACCATGGTGGCGTAAATGAGCTTTGCCGACGACGTCCGAGAAGAAACCCGAACCTCCGGAATCGAATGTCGACTCTGTGTCCTCCTCAAAAACATGGACACAAAAACCCGTGGCGAAGTCAACGAAGTCCTCGCCGACCAGTCCTGGAACGCCGAGGCAATCTCTAGGGCAATGCAGCGGAGAGGATGGGAGATCCGTGGCGACTCAATCCGAAAACACCGACGAAACTGCCTCGTTCGCTGACGAGGTAGCGGCAGGATCACGGCCCCGACGAAACCATCCGCAAGGCTGGGAACCAGGCGTCGCATGGAACGGCCGAGAAGGCACCCTCACCACTCCACCCCTCGAGGCCGACCCGACCACTGGGGTGTGGTCTGAACTCGTCGCCGACTGGGGCTTGGATCCGCTCACCACTGAAGTGGTCGAAGGGTCTGTCCAAGTTCGGGCGTGGGACACTCATGACGGCCGGCGGCTTCGCTACTACCGGGCGACATTGCGCGCGCGTGAACTGGACTATGACCGACCTGATGTGGACGCTCTCTGCCGCCTAGTGGAGAAGAGGCGCCCTGTGAAGCCCCTGAAAGGCCCTGAGAGGCCCGACCGGGCGTTGGTAGTCCTCATAGCCGACTGGCAGCTCGGAAAGGCTGGGGAGCTAAATGGCGGCACCCCCGAAACCGTGGAAAGAATCTGCCGCACCCTCGACTATCTGCCAGCCCGCATCAAAGAACTCAAAAAAGCAGGCCGACCCGTCGACACTGTCTACCTCGTCGGCCTCGGCGATCTAGTGGAGCAATGCACCGGCCACTATCCCGGACAAACCTTCAACGTCGACCTGGACAGGCGTGAACAAATGCGCCTCGCCCGCCGACTCATCCTCCGAGCCGTCGACAACGTCCTCGGCCTCACCCCACGAATCGTCCTAGCGGCTGTTCCTGGCAACCATGGCGAAAACCGATTGAACGGAAAATCTTTCACCCGCACCACCGACAACGACGACCTCGCCGTGGTGGAGCAGGTCGCCGAAATCCTCCAGGCGAACGAGGAACGCTACGGCAGCTGCACCACCGTCCTCGCCTCAGGAAACAACCTCGTCCTCAACATCGCCGGAATCCCAGTCGCCTTCGCCCACGGCCACAAAGCCGGCGCCTCCGGCCATCCAGCCGCCAAACTCGAAAACTGGTGGAAAGGCCAAGTCATGGGACGTCAGCCAATCGCAGACGCCGACATCCTCATCACCGGCCACTATCACCACTTCATCTGTTCAGAGACTTCTGGCCGAACGTTCATGCAGGCACCCGCGATGGATGGTGGCTCTTCATGGTGGACTGACATGAGCGGCCAAAACTCACCCGCTGGACTTCTCACCCTCGGCATCGGGACCGGCTACGGACCTCGAGGCTGGGGCGACCTACACATCCACTCCGCATAAGGAACCCGACATGGAAGAAGAACCCGAAGTCGACGAATACTTCGACGCCGCCTGGCCCTCAATCCTCCTCGACGGCTTCGCCCTGGTCCATGGTGACAGGGGCCGAGCCTACGGGCCGCCCTGGGAGGATTATCAACGCGTCACCAACCTCTTTAACTCGTTATGGGGTGACGATGTCATCGACGTCAACGCCGGCATCATGTTTATGATTTGTATGAAGCTCGGAAGGATTGCGCGTGGACTCGAAGAAGGCTTCAACGCCGAACAACTCAAAGACTCCATCACCGACGCCGCCGGCTATTTGGACTGCCTCTACGGATCACTCCTGAACCCTGCCGCCATCGCTGTCTCTTTCGACGTCGAAGCCGATGAGGAAGAATGGATAGACGAGGAGGAAGAATGACCATCACTATCGAACCCGACATCATTCCTGTCACCCACCCTCAAGAGGAACCGGACGAATACGATCCGGAAGAACACGAATATCCTGACGAGCAGACCTACCCAAGCCCAGATTGGAAACCGTAATGTTCACCAAATCCTTCGTTTTGCAGCTCGTAGAACGTGCCATCAAAACCTTCGCCCAAACCTTTGTCGCCTTGGCCGGCGCCTCCCAAATGGATTGGCTGACCCTCGACTGGGTGCAATTGGCCGCCACCGCCGCCATTGCTGCCGGACTGTCTGTCCTCACGTCCATCGCGTCGGACAGGTTTGGCCCGATTGACTCGCCATCCATCGTCCCTACCTTCAAGACGTTTCCTTAGATCCCCGATTCGACGACGACACCTCCCTCCCCTGGGTGTCGAATGGAACCTCGAGGCGAACCGCCACGCACTCTGAGAACCACAACCGAATCGGAT